CTGTGTTCGATTTTGCGGTCACAGTCGCAAACTATTTTAGATATATATCAACATATGTTCATATATATGTTGATATGTTAAATAAAAAATAAAATATTTATAATTTATAAATGATATATATGTGAACATATGTAATGTATATGAATGTATGTTAAATTATTTAGATTCTATATATGTTGATATATATGTTAGATGATGAGACAATTATTTTATTTTATGAATGACATATGTTATTATATATGATGATATCTTATTAAATTATTCAATCACTATCTTCTTCGCTAGGAACATACTCATCATCTGTAAAGTCTTCTTTTGCTTCAAGAATATTATCAATTTCGTATAATAATTCATCTAGTTCAGATGTATCTTCTATGTATTGACGAATTTCATCTTCATCCGGACTCTCGAGTGTTTCAAACTCGCCTATACGAGTTTCAAGAATGATAACTCGAGAATTCATGTCTTCGTATGTGAAACTCATTGTATGTCATTGGTTATATATATGTGAGATATAATGAAACACACTTTTTATATAAACATAATATATGAAGAGACATCCAAGACATATATATCTTCATAGATTGTGGCCTGAACGCTATTTCGCAGGCTTGACAAGAAAGGAACAGTTGCAAAGGGAAAAGGAGTTGCTTTTGAGGAGAAGAATACCATATTCGAAACTAGGAACAGTTAAAGGAGCTGCAACTAAAAAATCTAAATGGACATTACTATTTCACAAGACTTTTCCAGACTTGAAATTTAATAAATCAGCAATATCAAGACATACTGGTATATCTAGATCAACTCTCAATACAGTTTATAATAGAGGATTGAAAGCTTGGAAGATGAGTGGAAGTAGACCTGGAACTACAGCGATACAATGGGCTATAGCAAGGGTATATAAATATGTACTAGTTACAAAACATAAAGCTCCAAAAGAATGGTATGAAACAAAATTTGATCCAGATCAGGATTTACGTAAATCATAACTCCAAAGCCATTACTTCTGGATTTACATCTCTGAAACCATATTTTCTATACCATATGCGTACACTTTCTGTTGTTGGTTCTAGAAAGATATACCTTACATGTCGTTCTTTAGCATCTTTAATTAGTCTTTTTAATATCTGTGTTCCAAAACCTTTACCTCTTGCAAGTGGATTTGCACCTATAAGATAGAGATATGTACTCTTTCCAATTGGTGTGTTTTTATTTTCACCCATGACTGCATACCCCTGCAATTCACCTCTTCCATTATAGAGTGCATAATCTAGCGCTCTTCTGCTATTAGCCATGTATTTGTCAAACCACCATTTGCCTATGTTTGAATCAACCATCTTGTACATTTTATTCTCCTTGCCTCTTAAAACTCCTGGACCTGAATTTATTCGCGTTGTAAGTGATTTTCTACCATACATTTATCATATACATATAAAAGAATTGTATATGATATATATATGAAGGTTATATTCACTGTTTTTGCCGGAAGAAGGAGATATATGGAGATATTATTGAGATATGTGGACAAGTTAAAGGTTGATCAAGTTCATTTATGGAACTTTACTAGAACAGATGAAGATGATGAATATATCAATACATTATCTGACAAATATACAATTATAAATGTTGAAAATAAAAAATCATGGAACGAATATTATGCATACTACAAGTCTGATCCTGAAATTATTTTAATAAAATGTGATGATGATATTGTATATATTGATATAGATATGTTTGATAATTTTATAGAATATATTAAAAACAATAATTCACCATTAGTATATTCAGCATCTGTTGTAAATAATTCAGTGTGTAATTATGCAAAAAAACAATATGGTTTATGGGAAGATATACATCTAGAAAATCTTATAACAACTACGGAAGACGCTAAGAATGTCAATACTATTCATGATAGTTTTATAAATAACAAGGAGAATTTTCTAAAAAAGTCTAGATTGTTGTTACCAACGTTCATACCAGGTGATTTTCCATATAAAATTAATATTAATTTTGTTGCTTTCAAGGGGGAGGATTTAGATTTATTATTCGACAATGACGATGTCGGGTTGAATGATGAAGATTGGATAGGCGGAAATGCGAGACATAAACTTAGTAGACCAATAGTAATTGATTTAAGGTTTACGGTTTCGCATATGGCATTCACAAAGCAGAGAGAAGGTGGTTATGACGAAAAACAACATCTATCTTCATATGAAACCTTTTCAATGATGTGATTGTATAGCTTTTTCCATATCATCAATTTCAGTATCTGATTCGCAACAAAAATATTCTCTTGGTGATTCGGGTTCTAGAGATATCAAGTATTTATATTCATTCTTATATTGTATATATTGTATATATTCATCCATCCATGGATGTCTATTAGTTTTGAAATATCTATTTTCATATGTTGATATATATGTTGATATATATGTTAGTCTATCCATAATATTTATAAAAGGTTTATTATTTTATAATGATATAGTAATGACATTGAATCCACAAAATAGATTGCGTCACAAAGATATAATGTTGTTACTATTTTCACAGAATGTAGTCTTTGAAAAAATGTCCACCAAGTATCCACCAAATCCAAAATCTAGTAGTTTTACAACCTCTGAATGGCCATGGGGCGCACTAGGGACTAGACTAGGATCCAGGAGATCTAGAGATGGTGTTATTTTTGATTTACCAAACGCGCCAAAAAGTCTAACAAAACAAAATAATGTCGTTGCTAAATTCATATTCAGTCAAGATACAAATCCAAAACTAGAGTGTGAGATTAGTCAAGTTATGGATAAATATAGATTGGGACCAATGATTTTTGGTTGTTATGCAACAACATTCAATGTGAAAAGGTGGACACAAAACCTCGATCAACATAAAAAGCTATTAAAGAGCGGAAGAATTAACTTGTTCCAAGATTGGGAAGACACTCCTTTACAAGAAAAGAAGTTTAACAAGTTGTATATAATTATAATGGAGAATTTATATTTCAATCCTCACAGAGGTGTAATTGAAGGTGCAACTATAAATGATATTGTATATAAAAAATTAGATTGGACAATACCATACAAACAGATTAGAGACAAGGTTACAAAGATGCATAAACTTGGCATTGTTCACGGTGATATGCATTGGGACAATATTCTCGTACAAAAGATTCAATCAGAATCTGGAACTATAAGATATGGTGCTCGCATAATTGATTTCGGAGCATCAGTCTATAAACACATGTCACTAGCTTCTAACAGAGAAGCCAATATAGTATTGGAGAAATTGCCAGGTGCATACATAGGAATTAATAGAGGATTTAATAATCCAACAACAAAAAGGGAATACATAACAAACAAGACTTTACTACCTAGATTGAGAAATAGTGCTGCGTGGACGAGACTAGAAAAGCTAGAGACGAATAGACGAGCGAGTAAAAAGCCTGGTTCGGCACATTTAGAGTATGAAAAAAGTTACATGGTCAAAGCATAATCTTTATTCAATAGTCCATTTTCCTTGCACCAAACATACTCACTCTCAGTTATATAACCATACAAATAATCGCTTTCAATCTGATGCTTTGCCAAACCCCACCTCTCCTCCCTCTTGACACTCGGACACTTTGAAAATCCTCCATTCATTTGATAATGAGCGTTAAAATCCGCAAGTCTATCTTGCACACTCCCAATAACAAGGTACCACGGACGAGACTTTTTCATCAATGGGGATGTTCCAGGCTCCATCCAGATTGAAGAAACTTCGTTCGAAAACTTTAATCGAAGAGCAATACTTCTCCAATCAGGTTGAGGTGGTGGCTTGATCACTTGTGGGAATCCGTATGTGAATGCACTCGTCATTTATATTTGTATTCAACGTGATATGCTTAAAGACACTCTTTTACCCAGAGTGAAAAATAGTGTTCTGTTATTAAACAATCCACCACTCACCATCCACATTGGACTGTGTGGTAAATTCTACATAATCATCATCATCTAGTGAATAAAGCATCTCTCTACTTGTTGTAATTGCATCTTCATACGTGTACACTACACTCTTGTCTGGCTGCTGAAATCTGTTGTGCGTGTTGTCAAATATATTCATCGTAAATCTATTCTTGCCACTGATGATGACTATTCTGAGATTGTCGGTAAACTTTTGAAGAAGGTTGAACGAAGGAAAGTCGATATATGGAATTCTATCAAGCTTCTTTGGTTCAAACTTTATATAGCCCATGCAAGAGTGGTTCAGTCCAGCCATCTGGATGATTACTCTCACAAGATCATATGGAAGGTTTGTCCACACGCGATCCATTTTGCTCTTTTCTTCCTTATAACCTGATATTCCTTGAGACACCCTTTATTCTTCTAATTCATACAAATACCCACATTCGAAAGTACATTCCGATGTATTTAGATCATATGTAGTATCTTCAAAATAATCTATTTCTTCATAATATTTAGAGAATAAAAAACTATTTTCATTCGAATATATGGTTAATGACATGTAAGGAGTTGGATAAGCCACTCGAAACATTTCAATCCGAGATGATTCAATTCTTTTCATAAAGTCTAGTGCAAGATTATAATGATTATAGTTTATATTTAATTTAGATGGTTTAAAACGTATATAGTGTGTACATGAATGATTCAAACCAGCCAATGATATAATTATTCTTACAATGTCATATGGTAGATTCATCCATAAAGAATCCATTACATTATAAGTTGTATAAATGTTTATGAAAATGTTTTGCTCCCCTAAATTCTTTTGTTAACTTTATTACAGGTTGTGTATTATACTTTAGTCCTTTAAAACTTCTTGCAACTTGTTCATAAAACAGAGGGCCTGATCCATCTAACAATAAATAATTTGATACATCATCTAATACATATTGAATTGCTATATACATAGCTAGATAATCAATGTGTCTAATTTTTTGTGGAGATACACCTTTATCTAATAGATTATCGACATAATCAATAATATGTGTATATTCAAACATTGTATTCATTTCAATACGTAATTTTTTTATAAATAAACATTCTTTTTTACATCCCATAAACCAGGATTCTATTACGGGTTTATTAAGTTCTTTTACTTCTCTGACTGGATTACGATATCCTATATATTCATACTTGTGATAATCTATAAATATATCCTCGATAGGTTTTAAAAATAATATTGATGCGTCACACCATATCCCACCATACTTTTCTAATAAATTTACACGAATAAATTCACTTTTCTGTTGAAGTGGCATTCTTTGTTCAATTTTTTCAATATATTTAGTATATGTTTTATCATTCAGTACAATGATAGACCATGAAGGGTTCATCTGTTTTAGTTTTCTTATACAATGTCCAACTATCTTAGGACCAATCCTAGAATGCCAAAATATCCATATATGTTTTGGAAATTCTTCATCTCTTAGAGAATCTTTATACTGTGGAATGATTGTATAGTTCAAACATATATATATTAATATATATAGTATCACAAGTAACATACACGTATGACACAAAAAAAAGGTGTACAGCAAGCGCATGCAAAATGTTCAGTTAAAAAATATATATCCTTATATTATAAATGGATAGAGAGAATCTATATGTTATTTCTGTGCTCACCAATCCAGAGAGGTACAAGCAGCGAGTAAAACTCTTCAAAGAGTTTATGGCTCGTATGCAAAATTACAAAGTTAATCATGTAGTTGTTGAATGTGTACAGGGTGCTAGACCTTTCGAGGTTACTAGTGCATCTAATCCAATGCACATTCAACTCAACACCAACTCTGTACTGTGGATGAAGGAGAATCTTGTAAACATTGCTCTCAATCGTCTCCCACCCAACTGGAAATACGCAGCATGGATCGATGGAGATGTAGACTTTGTAAATCCTGACTGGGTCGAAGATACTATTCACGAACTTCAACATGCTCCAGTTGTACAATTGTTCGAACATGCGATCGATCTTGGACCTGATCACGAATTCCTAAACAAATGGAAATCGTTTGGTTCATCATATGTCCAAGGCTTGCCATTCAAAGGATCTAAACAAGAGTGGGATGTAAAAGAAACCGAGTGTTACATGTTTGGTCCATATTCAGGGAAAGATATCGGAGAATATTGGCATTCAGGATATGCTTGGGCTGCAACTCGTCAAGCTCTCGATGGATTTGGAGGTTTGATTGATTTTGGAATTGCAGGAGCTGGTGATCATCACATGGCTTGCTCAATAATCGGAAAGGCAAATCTATCTGTTCCCAAAGATGTTCATCCCAATTATATCAAGCTTTTGAAAGAGTGGGAGACTCGTGCACTCAGAACTGCTCACAAGCACATGGGGTTTGTAAAGGGTACTTTGATTCACTATTGGCACGGGAAGAAGAGGGATAGACAGTATAGAAGCAGGTGGGACATTCTGAAGACGCATCAGTTTGATCCAACTCGTGATATCTACAAAGATACTACTGGCTTGTGGGTTTTACATCCATCAAACATTGGTCTTAGAGATGACATTCGAAAGTATTTCCAGAGTAGGAATGAAGATAGTATAGATTTGTAATTTGCTAATGAATATATTGAACTTCAGTTGTATTCATAATTGTCGCGAAAATAGTCCATGCTAATAATGGACTTAATAAAAGTTTAGTTTTTTCATTTCCCACTGACATGCACGCTAATATAGAAGCCATTAATAATACAAGTATCCAAGATGCCCATTTTGATGACTTGCCATAAATCACTATCCACAGAGCAAGAAGAAGCATAGTTAAAGAGAACCACGCAGAGTTTTTGATATTTAAAGACCATGCATAACCAAACATTAAGAATAATATAGTCCATATTATTCCAAATGTAAATGCTGGTGGTCTAAACTTTACCACAGAACCTGCTTTAGAAAGTGGTGTAATGTACTGAAGTGCAAAACATACAATTAAAGGAGCTAGAATATATATCCACTTGTTCATTTATATTATATATAGATATATAAATGAAGATGTTAGAGTTGGAGACATTTTTTCAAAATCTGATAAACGCAAATTATTACATTAAATCTTCTTCACTGCAACTAACATCTTTTCAGTCTTTTTCACTCGTTTAGTACTCCCTGGCCATATTCTTTCAATCTCCTTCCCAACATAGTCTTCGTTATTTCTCCACCATTTAACTCTATCCATAACCTTGTTCAAGTCTTCGTCTGAATACCCTGCTGCAGTCATTGCTCTTAGTACTTCGATATAAGGTGGTCGCTTTCCTTTTTTCCAATACTTTTCATTCAAATCATTCATCTTGCTAATGTCGTGCTTTATATCAACTTGCTTTTCAAACGCAATCTGGTTTGGCTCGTATGTTACACCCTTGGGTTCGAGTGGTTTTGTGGAATGAGGATAACACCTCGTTCTGTGAAATGTATTCATGTACAGCATTGGATCTCTATCATATATATTAATAGGTTTCATCTTGTACATGTTTGCTACAATCTCAGTAACGTATGAATCAGTAATGTTTGGAACTTCTGGTTCATAGTCCAAAGGAACGTACGGAGGCTTGAGCGTGAGTGGTCTTTTGAAACTCATTTTATATTTTATATGATGTGAGACTTTTAAAGACACAGATTTTATATATACATATGTTGATTGATACATTTATGTTTTATAATGAAGTAGATGTTTTAGAAACTAGACTAAAGAATCTATCACCATATGTCGATTTGTTTATTCTTGTGGAGAGTGAAGTTACACATATGAATACACCAAAAGAATTGTATTTTAATAAAGATAAAT